TGGCTTTGTGGGTCGTATTGGACGTATTGCACAAGTACATCAGGAAGGGTTAAAAGATCGTGCTGAACGTGGCGCACCGAGTGTGGTCTATCCAAAACGTGAACTTTTAGGCTTCACAGATCAGGATCTAAAACTGATTGAAGACTCATTCTTAAAACATATCAATCTTTAAGTTTTAAACATTGTAAAACTCACTTAATACAAGCCCCATCAGCTGAAATGGCTTAGTCCTTGACGCAAAGTGTTTGCATGAATGCAGATGCTAACCGTCGTCTTGAAAATATTGTTCGATTTGGAACCGTCAAGACCATCAATCCGTCTAAACCTATTCCACGTGTCATCGTCAATTTAGGCGATATCGAGACACCGGAAATCCGTTGCCTAAATATTCGTTCCGGTGACGATGCAACTTGGGATATGCCATCGATCAATGAAGAATGTGTGGTCATTTCACCATGTGGTGATATCGGTCCAACAAGTTTTGTCTTGTACGGCTTTTATAACGATGACCACCCTGCACCCTCTGATGATCTCAACAAAAAAATTCGTATGTTTGCCGATGGCTGTGTCATTGCCTATGACGTTTCAGCCCACCATTTATCTGCTGTTTTACCTTCAGGTGGCACAGCTGTTTTGACTGCTGATGGTGGTGTCACTGTAAACGGTGATACGACCATCAATGGGAATTTACAAGTGAATGGCAGTACTGCCATGACAGGAAACAACACCGTTGGTGGCAGTCAGTTGGTTCAAGGCAGCAGTCATTCTTCAGGAACATTCAGTTCAGACGGTGATGTCACTGCAAGTGGTATCAGTCTCACTGGCCATACTCACCCGGGTGACAGCGGTGGAACCACTGGAGGACCACAGTAATGATGTCACGTGAAAGCGGTCGTGAACTCGAGACTGAAATTGATCAAATCCGTCAATCCATTCAGGACATTTTGACCACGCCAATTGGTACCCGAATCATGCGTCGTGAATATGGTTCATTGCTGCCACAGCTCATTGACTCCCCTTTCAATGAAATCACTTTGCTTCAGCTTTATGCAGCCACCGCAACTGCGTTACTGCAATGGGAAGATCGAATCACCTTGAATTCAGTATCGATCAATCAGGTTGGTCGTGGCTCATTTGAATTGGAAATTGACTGCAATGTGGTCGACAACAATCAGCAACAGTCTTTAAGCATTCCACTTAACTTTGGATCTACGTTATGAGTGTCGATTTTAACCAGCTCACACCACCCAAAGCGGTGGAAGAACTCGATTTTGAAACTATTTTTAATGAGCGCAAGGAAGCCCTGATTGCGCTGTGGCCAAGCAACAAACAAAACCAAATCCGTAAAACCTTGGAACGTGAAAGCGAACCACTCACCAAGCTGTTACAAGAAAACGTTTATCGTGAAGTTTTGCTTCGCTCAAAGCTCAATGCCCAATATCGAGCAGTCCTTTTGGCTTATGCCACTGGTACAGATCTGGATGCCAAAGTCGCAGATTATGGCATTCAGCGTCTTATTATTTCGCCGGAAGATTTAACCACGACACCACCGACACCAGCAGTGTATGAAAGTGATGAAGATCTACGCTACCGAGCGAGCAAAGCATTTGATGCTTTATCCGTTGCAGGTCCAACATCAGCGTATGAATTCCATTCACTCAGTGCTGATGGTCGTGTGGCCGATGCTTATGCGTCATCCCCTGCACCTTCCCAGGCACTGATTACTATTTTGCAACGTGATTCTGGAAATGGTGCTGCTTCACCAGAACTATGTCAGAAAGTTTACGACTATGTTTCAGGTGAGAAACTTCGACCTACAGCTGACCGTGTGACAGTTCAACCTGCTGGCATTATTGAATATCAAATTCAAGCAGTACTTCATCACAATAACCTGCCTGAAACAGATCCGCTTCTTGAAGAAGCAGTTACCAATATCAATGCGTTTATTAACTCTCCAAAACGTATTGGTCAAAGCATTTATCTGTCAGCAATTTTTAAACAATTACATGTTTCAGGTGTTGAGCGTGTTGAATTGATTAGCCCACCTGCAGACGTTTTGGTCACTGCTTTCGAAGCATCGTTTTGTACTGGTGTGAATGTCACCATCGCGGAGGGTTAATGAAAAACTTACTCCCTCCAAACAGTACCGAACTTGAACGTAAAGTTGCTGAAGAACTCGGCAATAATTCAAACTTGCCTGCAAATTTACGTAGTCTTGTTACCTTGAATGATGTACCAAGCCAATTCTTACCACACTTGGCTTGGGAAAACAGTGTTGACCGTTGGCAGCAAGATTGGCCTGAAGAAGTCAAAAAACAGCAGATAAAGGCCAGTTTTGAGGTTCACAAATACAAAGGTACCAATTACGCCCTGCGTAAAATTGTCGAAGCATTTGGGTATAGCGTCACCATTTATGAATGGTGGCAAGAAGTACCGATGTCTGAGCCGGGCACATTCCAGATCGCTATTGATACCAATAATCAATCACTAACTGAACAAGGTCTGAATACTTTACTTCAGCTCATTGATGATGCTCGACCGCTTACACGCCACTGCAAACATATTCAAATCAATGTCACCCCAAGTTATGCACAGATCTATGCCTTAGCTGGCAGTTATAGCGGTGACGATACAACCATTTTCCCAGAAGTCCAGGATGCCATTATTTCGGCAGTACCGATTTGGGCTTTCTATGAACAAACAGAAACAGAAGTTTATCCTTTTGGAGCTCAAGTATGAGTTATTACACTAAGATTACGACCGCAGGTTTAGCAGCAATCACCGCTGCAATGAACAATAGTTCAAAAGTGCCAATTACCTATATGGCCTTTGGTGATGGCAATGGATCCATCCCTGAGCCTGATGAAAATTCGACTTCATTGGTCAATGAAGTTTACCGTGTTGGCGTAAACAAAGTTGAAGTTCATAGTAAAAACCCAAATTGGTTAGTTTGTGAGGCGATTATTCCTTCAGCTGTTGGTGGTTTTAATATTCGTGAAGTAGCCTTATACGACAGTACAGGCAATACCATGTTGGCAATTGCAAGTTACCCACCAACATATAAGCCAACTGTCGAAGAAGGAGCTGCCAAGATTCAAACAATTCGGATTGTTATTCAGGTCGATAATTCTGGAAACTTTGAACTAATTGTTGATCCAGATGTTGTATTGGCTACAGTAGAATATGTTAATAACCATAAAAAGAATGATGGTGATATTTTATTAGAAAATGGCCGAACTCAACGTGAAAGGAATAAAGATGAATTAAATATTCTAGATTTTTTTACCGAAGCTGAATTGGTTTCATATAAAAATGCACCACAAGATTTTGACATTTCATACGCATTTGATCGAGCCGTCTTTACTGCTAGTTATTTTAATAAAAAATTAATTGGTTCTGGAGAATTTCAAACCAATCATACTTTGCATATTTATTGTGATTCAGATCTATCGTGTTTAACAATCAACTCATATGTAGCCGATGTAACGTTGAAAGTCTCGAATATTGATTCTACAACATTAAGTAGAAAAATAATTTTTCTACCAAAAGTAATTTCCAAGTTAAAGAATGGGAAAGGCTGGGATACAGCAGGAAATATTGGAGTTCAGACGCTTAATTTAAATGCTTGTGAAATTACTGTTCCATATATTGAGGGGTTTAAAATTGGATTAAATTGCCACGCATCAAACGGCAGAGGAAACTGTTATTCAAATTACTTTTTAATGCACATTAACAACAACAAAATTAATCATCAAATTAGTGCTGAAAATGATGGTGCCTGGACAAATGAAAATAAATTCTTCGGAGGGAGATTTTCACATTTATCCTCTGAGGGTTCAAATGTTATTGGATGTCGCCATATTTTTATTAAAGCAGCAAAACACAATCCAAATCAAAATATTTGGTTTTCACCGTCAATTGAAGGAAATATGCCAGAATACCATTGTGAAATTCAGGGTAGCTGGAACGCTATATATAGTGCACGGTGGGAGGCTCAGCCACCTAAAGTCTTATTTAGTGTCGACGAGTCTCTTGGTGAAGAACACAAAGTAAACCAGGCTACCAAAAATTTAATTCTTGGTGGTTATCAGGTTGATAATATTATTTTTAGCACTCAAGGAAGTGGGACTTCCTTCTTGAATCGTGTTTTGGGGGTGGCTAAAGACCTTAACCCTATGACCGCGAACACTGGAGGAAATCGTATTAAAAATACCTTTTCTGATGGATCTGCGATTGAAAGCATATTTTCTAGCAGTTCTAATTTATATACAGCGCCTGAGTCTGAATATATTCAGCAAAAATATCCGCAAGGTATTAGAGGGAAAGGAGCAGCCGATCCAAGCCCAAGGATTGATATAAATTTCAACTTAGGTGAAATGAAATTTGGTAATGGAACTACTGACATTGCGAACATGGCTATTCTTAAAGCTATTGGAACATCTTCGACTCTTACGATTAATAAAAATCTCATTTCAACTAATGCAGCCTCTCTTGGTTCATCTTCAAATTTGTGGCCTGAAGTGTTTGCGATCAAATATATGTATTCAGCAACTGTGGGTGATTTTTATGGTGTGGGCAGCCCGGAGGGAATTTTAGCAGCTGGAATAGGCTCAACTTATAGACGATCAGATGGTGCTGCTGGAACAGCATTCTATGTTAAAGAATCAGGTACCGGAAATACAGGATGGGTAGCAAAATGATTAAAACAGTATATCGAGATTCTAATGGCACAGTCATCAATATTGGTGATTGGGATTACATGATTACTTTAGATGAAAATGAGTTAGAGATTACCAATAACCCATTACCAGAAAATGTAAAAGTTTCCGAAGAAGAAGTTGATTATGCTGAAGATGGTGGATTAAGAGTAAAGAATTTGTAAAACCCACTTAATACAAGCCCATACACTTGGGCTTTATTCAGTCCCATGCAAGCCTGTTTGTTGAAATAAAACCTCAATAAACAGGCTTTTTTTATGGCAGATTCATACCACCACGGACTGCGTGTCGTTGAAATCAACGAAGGTACACGTCCGATCCGAACCATTGCCACTGCTGTTCAAGGACTCATTGCCACTGCAGAAGATGCAGATGCAACCGTTTTCCCATTGAATACGGCAGTGCTCATTACAAACACCCAAGCTGCAGTTGCAAAAGCCGGTACCAACGGCACACTAAAAACAGCACTGCAAGCCATGGCCAACCAAGCCAATTCAATCTGCGTTGTTGTACGTGTTGCAGC